AATCTCCAAAATCTGCTGTTCAAGAATCTTCATCGCACCATTAACTTCATGCAAGGCAATGGTAAGATTTTGCCTTTCAATAGCAAGTTGTTGTAATCTTTCTTGTAAATTCATAATTTAATAAAGTTTTTTACCATCAGTGATAGCTTTATCAATTGCTGTAAAAGATTCTGATGTCCAGATAGAAGTTTTTTCATCAAGTTTCTTGTAAGCTTTGATAATTTCAAGATGCTCTACATTACGTTTAATTTTATCTTTGTAATCATCATCAGTTTCATCTGATGTCTTAGCGGTGTTAATAACAGTTACACTATCGCCAGCAGCTTTAAAAATTACTGCAATTTCATCTGCGGTTCTTTCTTCCATAATAAAAAAGTAATTGTTTACAGTTTACCCTGCTTCGAGGGCTGTGACTTTTACGGATAACTCTTTTACGGCATTAACTAGATACCATAATATTGGATCAGAATTTACTTCTTTGTTTCCTTTGTTTTCATCAGTAATAACACAATCTGGTAAAATCTCTTCTAATTCTTGTGCAATTACACCAATTTGTGTTCCCTTATTATCAGCTTTAGATAGACAAGTACCATCTAATCCATCTGCAACTACTTTCGGAAACTCATTTAAATCTATTTCATCTGGTGTACGATATTCAAAATTTCTAACTTTAATATTGTTTATGATTTGTAATCCTTGAGTATTATCAATTATATTTTTCTTAATTCTTGCATCAGATGTTGTTGACCAAGATGAACTATTATTTCCTTGAAAACAAGCACCAGCACTATCACCTCTAATCCAAGTTGCAGCGTTACCTGCACCAGAATCATTTCTTGCAATGTACAACACATTACTATTAGCACCACTTATATGTCCTACTGAAGCGTAATAACCAAGAAAAGTATTTTGAGTTCCAGTTGTAACAGCACCACCTGCGTTATTTCCTAAAGCTGTTGTAGCAGAGCAAGTGGTAACATCGTTAAGTGCCTTCCGACCTACTGCTACATTTGCACCACCTGTTGTACATGATGTTAAAGCTTCATGACCAAAAGCTGAGTTATCTCCTCCTGTTGTGTTTGATAATAAAGCTGCGTTTCCTACTGCTGTGTTATTACTCGCAGTTGTGTTTGCATTTAGAGCAGAATTACCAAATGCTGTGTTCATACTTCCTGTTGTATTTGCACCTAAAGCTGAATATCCTGTTGCGGTATTATAACTAGCTGTAGTATTGGCATCTAAAGAGTAAGAACCAATAGCTATATTTCGTTCTCCAGTTGTGTTTGCTACCAATGCTTCATTACCTACAGCAACATTATATTGTCCAGTTGTGTTTGCTGATAAAGCACTCATACCAACGGCTGTATTGTTTGATGCTGTTGTATTAGAAGCTAATGTTTGTGTTCCTAAAGCTACGTTTGAAGCTCCAGTTGTATTGACAATTAAAGCATTACGACCAACAGCAGTATTAAAGTTAGCAGTTGTATTTGCACTTAAAGCATTATCACCTATGGCTACAATGGCAGTTCCTGTAGTATTAGCATCTAAAGCTAAAGCTCCAACAGCTACATTATTTGATCCAGTTGTGTTTGCTTTAAGAGCTTGGTATCCAACCCCTGTATTGTTTGAAGCTGTTGTATTATCCTCTAAACATTGCCTCCCAACTGCTGTATTGTTACTGCCAGTTGTAGTAGATCCTAAAGTATTATTACCAAATCCAGTATTATTAGAACCAGTTGTGTTGGCATCTAAAGAAAAAGCACCAAAAGCACTATTGGAAGCTCCAGTTGAGTTTAATGCTAAGGCATCTTTACCTACAGCAGTATTATAAGAAGCTGTAGTATTTGACGTTAAAGTATTAAATCCTAAAGCGGTGTTATTAGCTCCAGAGGTTAAAGCTGTTAGAGCATCTTTACCAATAGCAGTATTATTTCCACCACTAACAGAAGCATCTAAAGCACTTTCTCCAAGTACTGTGTTACCAGCAACAGAATTTGCACCTTTACCTACAGTTATAGAATTTATTGTTGCATCAACACTTGCAGTTAATGAACCGTCTAGACCTCTCAATGTAATCCATGCATTGTCAGCACTATTACGCATTTTTAATAAAGAGTTAGAAGTATCAGCCCACAACATATAAGCAGCAGTAGTACTAGGTGCAGAACTAGAACTGTTATTTGTTAATACTGCCTGTAATACGTTATTAATATCAGCCCTGACATTAGCTCCTGTAGAGTTGTCTATTACATAATCATGTGTAGCCATTACCTAGTCCAATTTTTTATTTAAGTATATCCTAATCTAGTTTTTTTAACTACCACGACCAAAACCAACAGCAGTATAACTAAATGTTTTATCTTGTACAGCATTTCCAGCATTCATAAATTTTATAGTAAATCCAGATCCACTTATGTTTGTAATTTCAAACCTTTCTGTTCCACCCAAATCATTAGCTGTAATACCAATACTAGGTAATTGTGAACCTGCTGAAACATCAGTACCACTAGCACCTGTGAAAAATGCATGGTCAAAAGTAACAGCAAGACCAGATGCAGATGTACCAGAGCTAAGGTTAGATTTTTGTTCTGTTCTTCTATCTAATTCTGCTGTATATCCTAATTGATCTATTTCTATAGATTGTGCAGGGTCATCACTATCCATTTCACATCTAAATTTAAATCCTCTTCCAACATGTGTACCATTTGCAAATGTATTAAATGTTTTACCAGAAAAATCGCTATCTTGATAACTTGAACCATTAGAAGGTGCTGCAGTAGTTGTAGCAACTAACAATTTTGCGTTGACATCAAATGCTGTTGCAGAATCGAAATCTGTCCACGTATCTATATTTGCTGTTCGTTTATCAATTAGATCATTAGGATAAAAACCTTGTGTTACAAAATGCCTAGTAAGCCTAAGTGGATGTGTAGAACCTAAATCTAATATGCTTGCAAAGTCATAACTACCACCTGTTATATCAACAGCACCTAAGAAATCAAAGTCAGCAATAGCATCAAAATCAGTAACAGAATCTAATGTTTCTAATGAACCTAAAACAAGACCATTAACATCATCACTATAAAAACAATCTACTTTTGTACCGCCAAAAGGTGGTGAATCCGTATCTTCTCTATCTGTAAATGCAACAAGTTTTGGAAAAGGGTCTGGATTAGTAACAACTACAGATGCTTCGCCACTACTTAACCTGCCACCATCATCCCTAAATTTTAAAATATATTCACCATCTACAGCAGGTACTAATGTTTCTGATACGTTACCAGGCAATGCAGGGATAATATCAACAGAATTAGTAAAAGTACCATTCCCATTAGTTAAATTACTATGCCTTACTACTACGTTTCCACCATGCGTAACATCAATATCTGTAGCTTTATTAAAACGTAATCTAAGAAATTGATCTGATACTGGTTCCACTAAAAGACCTGTTACATCTTCTGGTAATGCAGTTTTACCAAGTGCTTCAAACTGTATAGAACTAGATGATGCTGATAATTGATCTAATACGTTATATGAAAATACTTGTATATCATAAGTACCCTTTCTGCTGTTCATTATTTCAAAATCAGGTCTAGATACTTTTTCACTGATAAAATTATCATTACCAAATCTGTAGTTAACTTGATATTGGGTTACACCTACTATTGGCTGCCAACTAATAACAATTTTAGATACAGCCTGATTATTAATAGGAAATATCTGTTCTGAAGCAGCTAAACCTAATGGTGGGTCTTTCAATTCTGTAAGATTTGATGTAGTACGTGCAGGGATAGTTTCACCATCTTCAATGTATGCATATTTACCTTCTACATACGATAAAGCTGTAATTGCATAATTTATACCATCTTGTTCTTCTATTGTTATTACCCTAAAGAGTTGAGATTGAATCGTTACGTTTGATATAAGGTAATTTGCATTTACATTTGGTGTTTGCGAAAATGCAGAACTTACAGTAATAGTTCCATTTGAGACACTTGAGATTGTACGACTTTCAAAAGTACCATCAGGTAAAATTACAGCTAAAGTTGCGTCACCAACAGGATTGCCACTTGCATCTACGGCTAAATCTGTTGCTTCAGTATCATCTACAGTAACTACAGTTGTAGAAGTAACAGCAGATAACCTACCACCTCTTCTAACACCTGCTCTTATTGGGTCTTGTATTTCTATAATTGCACCAGGTCTTACTACTGCACCAGAATCTATAGAAGTAGAAAATGCTACTATTTCTGATTCATTTTGTTCTGCAAATAATACAGCTTTACCTAAGCGTCTTGCCTGACCTCTTGATGTACACGCAAATGCACTTATCTGTTTAACAACAGTACCTATCTTAGATATTGCAGTTGAATCTTCTACTACTTCATAGTCTATTTCCTGACTATCCATGTTGAAATAGGCAACAGATACAACACTATGTCTAGTTTTTAAACTGCTACCAGAATATGAAAAACCACCTTCACTAACATTAGATAAAGTAAATAAATAACTAGGATCAGCAGGTTTATCTTGTGTAATTGTAATTGAACCCGCAGACCATATAGGCATACAACGCATTACACCCGCTAATGAATTTATAAGATCAAATGCTTCTTGTGGACTTTGTATATTAACATTGCAACTAAATCTAGGCTCTTGACCTCCAAACCCATCACTAACAAGAGTATTAGCAAATTTACTAGCAGCTACAAAAGAAAATAAATCTAAATTACTATCTGTTATATGATCACCAAATCCATAGCGAGTATTAGTAAGCAAGTCTAATAAAATCATGGCGGGGCATGAAGTCCATACGGCAGCACCCATAACTCCATTAAATATATATCCATCTGGGTAAACTATACGGCCTGTTGTATTGTCAATAGATGGTGTCCCAGAACTAGATGCACCTGCGCCTGGTATTCTTACTTTTATTCCTCTTATTTTAAATCTACGTGCAGGTATAGCACTAAACTGCATAGAATCTAGTCTTATTGAACTATATGCACTATTTAGATATGTAGAAGCATCGTCAATAATTTCACCATAACTTGTCCATTGAAAACTATCCCTTAAGCTAGTACTTGTACTATCTGCTGTAACTCTTATTACTCTAATATCAACAGGGAAAGAACCAGTTATATTAACTCTATAATCTTTCTGGTATGCATCGCCGCTTCTACCTTTTATAGTGTCTGTAATAACATCAGTGTATCCACCAGAATTATATTGAACAGCTACTTTAAGTTGAACTTCTGAACCTAATAAATCACCTGCATCTGTAGCTTTTTGTAATTGTGGAAATGTTATAGATACCTTTACTGCATCAACATTTGTATTTGTTATCTGCCTTGTTACAGGAGTACTTGCTGTAACTTCTACCCCTACACTTGTAGTTGAAACACTACTTTCAATACCAGATATTTTTGTTTGACTGCCAGTACCAAAACGAGGTGTAAACTTTACATCTTGAAAATTATAATCTGTTGTTTGTGGACTTGCGCTATCTGCTGATGCCCTAAGTACAGGTGTGTTATTAAGAAAAACATCTTTTAAAGCTGCATTATTATATGCAGTTGTACCTTTTGTTCTACCTTCTTTAGATGCCGTTGCAAAACCTTCTATTTCACCTTCAGATACTAAATCTAAAAAGGTAGCAAACTGCCTACTGTGTAAGGTATCTGGCTCTCTAGTTGGTTTTGGCGGTGCAGGTGGTGGATCATTACCTTTTGCACCTCTAATAAGATGTTTCTTTTCAATCATGCCTGCACCTGTTCAGTATCAATACCACCACTTATTACTACACTACCAGTAAATATTTCTCCATAAACTAAAGGTACTGGTGTACCTGCCCTGCCTGTCTGCTGAGTACCACCAAAACTAAATGACAGTCTAGGATCTTCAGTTGATTCAAATTTAGGTACATCTGGTAAAGGGAACAACATATCAGATACGCCTGACAATACAAGAACAGCACCAATACCAGTTACAGCTTGAGCAACAAAAGCTCCACCTAAACTTGATGCTTTGAATGTTAAACCTTCAGCCCCAAAACTTGCACCACCTGTTGCAAAAGCTAAACCAATCATTGCAGCACCTAATAATATTTTTCCAAAACCTCTACCTGCACCACTTATAACAGGTATAAAATGTATATCTTCCTTCCCTATGGGATGTGCAAACTCTTCTTCATTTATAGAATAATCACCAACTTTTACCTGATAATATTTAGGACTCATAAACCTTTCAATTCCCTGAAAGTTATTAATTAAAAAACTAACAGCATGGGCTAATGTATCTGCCTTTACTTCAAATTCTTTATGGCCTACAAACTCTGCAAGTTCACCATATAATTTTATTTTACGTAACATACCTATACCTCTTTCCTGTACATTTTAACAACCATTGAGAATAAGGTTCTTTACAACTTAGTCTATCTGTTAAATGATGCAATACATCATCACCAAGAAAAATAGCTACATGATTTAAAGTACTATCCAAAATGCTCATTAATAAAACATCACCACTTTGTAATTTTTCATTAGGTTCTAATTCTCTAAAACCTGTTTCTATTGCATATTTTTCAAATAAGGGTTCTTTCATAAATTCTTCTGGTGTTATCGGCCTTTCATAATCAACTAAATCTATTTTTTTTTCTTTTTTATAATAATCTCTTACCAATGACCAACAATCAGTCACACCCCATACCCATTGCCTACCTAGTAATGGTGCTTCATATCCCTGCGGCTTATAATACCCCCATTGTTTTGTTTTAGGGTTAACAATATACCAAGGTAATTTACTTTGTTCACAAGCAACTTTATCTGCTTGGCTAGCTACAGGTGGTGTTGTGGGGTGACTATGTACAACAGCAGAAACTTCACCTATATTTGTAGCCTTTACATAATCTTCTGGATCAAGAATAAAGCATTGGTGTGCTGTCATGGATAGATTACGGCAAGGATAATATCTTTCCTTTCCTCTAATATTTAACAAAAGACCAACACATTCTTTTGGATCTTCTTGTATTGCATGATTAAGTGCAGCTTCTTTCCAATTCATGTTGCAATAGTACCAATAGAAGGAAATTCTGCCCTTGTGCATTGTCTTTTAGGTGATCTTATCCCTGCAAGATCAAATACAGCAGCCAATTCAAACTGTACAACTTCCCTATTTTCTGCTGATTTTCTATCTATTTTATATATTTCTTGTGGAAATTCTGCGGTAGGGTCTGGAGTACCATAAGGGTTAACATTACTAGGAAAATTAACAGCATCTAAAAATTTTGCAAGCGTTCTAATACGTGTAACTGTTGCCCCTGTAAGATCATTACCTGTTGTTGTATTGTTTACAGTTAATAAAATAGCTGTAATAGTTCCTAATGCATTGCTAACAGTTAATGTAGGTCGTGGTAATTGCCCTCTTTGGAATGCAAAACCTTCTGCCTGTATTGGAAATCTTTGATAACTATTACCTGCCCAAACTATTTCACCGTTATCTTTTAGGCTCGTACCTGCATGAAACCTATAAACAGTAGTAGCACCATGCAATGAATTATCTAAAGCAAGTGTAAAAAGTTCAATTATTGCTGAAGGGTTTGTATTTTGAAGGTTACTAACAATAACATCACTACTCATGGTTCAAATACCTGCCTAAATGTTGCTGTAATTGTTGCTCTATTAGGGTAATTAATTTTTTTATTCCATGTTTCACAAACAAACTTTTTAGCACCTGCTAACGTGATTGATACATTACCGCTATTTGTGGCACTAGCAGCAGCTACTACAGTAAATACATCTTCACTAGTTACAGAAGCGACTACAAAAGTACCATCTACAGCACTACCAGATGTGTAATCTACAGTCAATACATCATTTATAGCAACACCATGATCTGTAATAGTTATTGTAACTGTAGTACCTGATTGTGAATAAGTACCTGTTTTTGTAAAACCTTCTGATGGTGGGCTATATGTAAAACTGGCATTGTCATTAGCTCTACTTCTTAAAAATCCTTCTATAACATCTGAATTTGTTTCTGTAATGTTATTCCACGCAAGGTTATAAGTTTCTGGGTTTTGATGACTAGCTAAACCAAATAAAATTCTATGTTCATACCCATCTGCAAATTTTACAATACGTGTTTTAGGTGCAGATGTTTTTGTTAACCCATAGCTAGGTTCTATTGATGGGAATGTTGCCATTATGCTAATAAACCTCCTGGTCTTTTTTGTTTAATAAGTTCAGTTTCTATAGCTACTGATAATGCTAATCCTAATGCTCTACCTTCTGCTTCATCACCCTCTACATTGCTACCAGAAGCATCTACATTAACAACAATATTAGTACCTCCACCATGAGCTATA